CCGAGTTTTACGGCTACAGGAGTAGAAATGCACATTACTAAGAAATTATGTTCCAAAAGAAAAAGCCCCCAAGCTGTTAAACTTGGGGGCTTTTTTGTTTACTCCGTGGGAGTTTCTGTTTTGGGCAACTGTTCGTTTGCCTGCTTTTGAATCTTAACCGTTAATGGGTTACAAATTTTAGCAGACAATTCCTGAAGCCCACTTAAAATATTATTGATCTCTTCAATAGATAATTCAAGCTTTAGTACTGTGTCTTTGGTTACTTCCATAATTACCTAACTGGGCAAGCTCCAGTAGCACAATCTTCGCCCATAATTTCATCAAAACTATTTGCGTTTTCTAAGCTAACTGGAGTTAGTTGTTGAACATAGTTACGGAATGTTTGCTCATCCACAACTTCTTGCGGCAAGTATAAATAACCCAGATCTTTAGCTGTTTTTGTAGGATCAGTGCGGTAGATAAACGACACGCCTACATAACAATCCCAATTGTCTAACAACCAATCAATGATTGCAGGAACTTCTGATGGGTCATAACTAATTGTTACACTAGTATTTTGCTGTGTCCAAGATGTTTGAATCAGCTTGTACTTTTCGAGTTGTTCGATTGCTGTGTCAAGATTGACTTCTTTACCAGCAACTTTATGAAAAGGAACATCAGCCCACTCAACAGGGAATGTAATAAGTACACCACTATCATCAGTGGGGTGATTAACAACGTTATAATTAGCAGCGCGCAGTACTTCAACAATAGGGTCAAATTTACTAAATTGTACATTGTTAAAAATATGCTTTCCTAGAGGTTTGTGAATTCCTTCTGTGGTATCCATAATTTTGGATAGTGTTCCACTAGGTTTAACACAAGTAATATTTTTAGGACTAGGCAAATCTAGTTCTTGAGCCATACCAATAGCAGCACCAGTTGCAGTACGCTTTAAATATTCATAGTCGTAACCATTCATATCAGGGCGTTTAGCAATACCTGTTAAACCAACTCCGCATAATCGCATAAAGTAGTTGTTTAAGTGCCAAGACTCTTGTAAAATACCATCTTGTAAGTTTACACAGGTTTGTCTGTAATTTGCGCGAGCTGCAAGACGTATGGCATTGTGAAGTCCAGCGGTGTCTCCTTTAAATTTAGCAATGTCTGTTTCTGTAAGATTACAAAATGATTTATTGCCGAGTAGGATTTCCACGCAAGGGTTTGCTCCTTTGAACCAAGGGGCACGTCGTAAAGCTTCAACTTCATTGATAAATCCTGGTTCTGAACCACCTGCTTCTAGCATTAGATCAAAAATCTTTTGCAAGTCAGCTTTTAGCGGTTTCTCTTTAAATACTAAACTATTATTTGACTGCTGACGATGACTATTATTATACAACCACCAATCTTTCTTTGCTACAGCAAATTCTTCCCATTCGGGTTGTCCATAGTCGAACAAAGCAATTTCTGCACTACGGCGACTGCTAAGAATAGTGCCAAGATGATTAACAATGTCGAGAATATCCATCCTAGTAAGTAAACTATCAGCGCGCCCATTAAGGATGTTTGCAATAGCCACATATGCAGTTGATATAGCGCTATCTCCGCTTGAAATCCAGCCATATCCTTTTAACCTTTCACCAGCAGGGCGTAGCTGACTAAAGTCGAGTACTAGAGTATCAGCAGCGTACTTACCAGCAATAAGCTTACCGATAGACTTTGCCCAGGCTTCGGCAGAATCCCCAACCTGTATAGTCCACGTTTTACTTTCCGCATCGAATGTTTCTGTATTATGCTCATTGCCGCCTTTGGCTGTGCGAGTACTACGAACTACACGGATGTTTTTAATTGGCTTAGAGAATCCGTTGAGTGTACCAACAATTGGTTTAAACCCTACTCCGCATCCTTGTAGTAAAAGCCATAAGCAATCTACTACGTCATATACAGTCTCTACATGAGTAAAGCTGCAATTAAATTGTGAAGCCTCACGAGTTTTAGCTACATCTGTACCACCTAGCCATAAAGTGCGACCACTCATAGCAACTTTACGATCCAGCATTAGCTGTTCAAGATCATAGAGTTCGCCGTACTCTACATCTGTTAGTTCGCGGCCAGCGGCTCGTTGCCACAACCATTCTTGGTGATCAATAACTCGGGCTACTGTTTCTTGCCACGTTTCAAATTGTTTTCCGTCGTCTGAGGTGGGCCTATTATATGTACGACGTGTGATTACTTGTGCTCTTGTGCTTATTGCCATGATTTCCTTTATGTTCCTGTTGAACCGAAGCCTCCTGTGCCTCGGGTAGAGTCGTTCCAAATATCTTTAAAGCCTACTAGTTCAACCTTCTGAATAACCAGCTGGGCAATTCTATCACCAGCTGTAATTTTATAAGGGTCATCACCGATATTTTTTAACAAAACTTTAATTGTGTCACGATAACCACTATCTATCACGCCTACGCTGTGAGGGATAGTAATTCCCTTTTTTCCTTGAGAGCTTCTATTATACACAAAGCCTGCAAAGCCTTGTGGAATTTTAATCGCTATACCCGTATCAACAAGTTTTTGCTCGTTTGGATAAATTTCCAAATCTTCGTTGCTCATTAAATCTGCACCAGCATCTGTGGGATGGGCACGATAAGGTAGCTGAGCCCCTGGCTTTAGTTGACACTCTAAGGCGGTATAGCACATAGTATTCATATTATAGGCACCTATACTGCCACTTGAAATAGTTGTTCCGTTCATTTTAAATATAACTCTAAGGTTTCGTCAATTTGTTTGCAATTTTCAGTACCGATTGCTTCTTCGCAAAAGGTAACTAAATCCATTAATTTATAGTTTAATTCTAGCGTATCTTTACATTCGTTTAATGCTTGGATGTATTTATATCGACCACTAAGAGGAATGCTCGCAATAATATCGTAAGTACTGCCATATTCATTAACAAGTCCCACGGCTCGCTTAGGTCCAATACCAGGCACGCCAATAACATTATCGCCAGAGTCGCCTGTAAGACATTTAATACTAATGTAGTCTTCTGGATTAAAGTCGTAATGGTCATTCCAATTATCAACTGTAACTTCTTTGCGTGTAACATAACTGAACCTTGATACGTTAGGTTGAACTAATAAATCCCAATCTTTATCTGAGCTAATCAACCAGATATCATCAATGGGAAGTTTTGATTTTTTTGATACAATATATGCTGCAATGTCGTCTGCCTCAACGCCTTGAAAGCGTAAAACTGGAAAGTCGGTATTGTCAGCAATATGTTCAAGTGTTTTGGTAAAGTCTTCGAAAAACAACTCAAACGCTGCTTTTTCAGCATCTGTTTGTTCAGCAAATTTATCTTTACGATTTTGTTTATACTCAGGATAAATAGCTTTACGATAAGAGCTCGAACCCATATCGCCAGCAATAATTACATGAGATGCTTTATATGATTTTTTAAGACTTTGAACTGTGCGTAAGTAATCCTCAGCAAAATCTGTTGCACCACTATGTTTATAGCGAAATGCAAGATTAAGTGAGTCAACAACTAGCAGAGTATTGTTTGCTTCGGTAATTTTTGAGAATGTTTTTGACATATAGTTTGCGTGTTAATCTGTTATTATACCATTGTTAAGCTGCTGTGTCAAGTTACAAATACTGGCTGCTCCCACTTTAACCAGTCTTCTAGCAATGCTGCATAGAACTCATGGTCTTCGTGGTTATAGTAAAGGCAACGATAGTTTTGCGAGTTAGGCATTTCATCAAAAGCAACAAATACTTTGCTGCGATCAAATTTAAAAATCAACAAAGGTTTTTTGCCTACTTGAGTACCTTGACGAGTAGTTTGTTGCCAGAATTCTACTAATTGCGGGGTCTTGGATGTTAGTAAGTGTGAAGTAAGGTGATCTTCCGCATAGCCTTTAACTTCTACACACCAAAGGTTGGTTCGCCCAGGAACGTATAAATCGCCCTTAAGCTGATGTTTAGGGTCAAGAGCACCTGATCCAGGTACTCTTTCCCATGCTAAACCCGTATGCTTTTTTAACAGGTCACGTACTGTGGTTTCTGTTCTAGCACCTTTGGCTCTAGGATCTACGGCCATTACGCTTCTTTGGCAACTTCACTTGGAGTTTCCACGGTTTCGGTAACCCGTTCAGTCATCGGAGCTGCCTCGATCGGAGCTACTTTAGCTGTCGTTGGCGCTGCAACTGTCCCTGACTTAACGCCATAGCGTTCTATCGTAGAATTTGGATCTACTCGAAAAACTGCTTTACCCTTGCCCACTACAGAAACAGATGAATACTCTGCATCTTCAATTGTATCTCCAACTGCAATAGTCTTATTTCCAATTGTTACTTTTACTTCTCCAGTAATATTTTCTAAAATCATATTATACCTCTACTTGGGATATATTGTTACGTTTAATTACATTAATCTTTTCTAGAAGCGGATGACTAAAGCCGTGACTAACTAAAAAAGTATTTAAATGTTCCTCTTGTAGCAAGACTTCAACTAACTTTTCTTTTCCGTCAGTATCAAGTGTTTCTACAGTTTCATCCAGTATTAATAGATTGATTCTAGAACTGGACAATGTTTGCATTAGCTTTCTGATGGCTAATAGTGTAGCCACATTAACTCTTGCTTTCTCACCACCACTAAGAGCCAGTATTTCAATATCTTTTCCATTATCTGTAATAACAACATTTAGTTTGTCGCTAGCACTGATTTTGAAACCTATTTGAAATCTTCCATCACTTAGATCGACCAAATATCTATTTGTAATATCTTCTAAGTCTTTTACTAAGCTTTCAATTTTATACGCTACTAAACCTGTTGTACTAAATGTTTTTGTTAAAACATTTAAAATACTCATTCTTTCGCTTAATTCATGCAACTTACCACTATAAGTCTCTAACTCTTGATTCATTTCAACCAATTGTTTTGATACTAAATCTACTTTAGTATTATGTGCAGTTACTTCTTTATTATGTTGCTCTGCTTCAACAATTTTACGTTTAACAGATGCAATTGAACTTTGTAATTGTGTAAATTGCTGTTGTAGTGTTTGCTTGTCTAGTAATACATCTGGTAACTCTGTATCAATTAGTGTATGATACTTTTCCCAGTCTTCTTGTGCTTTTTGTGCTTCTTGCCATTTAGTTTTTTGTTGCTTAATTTGAACTATCTTTTGAGTATAGCTCATAGTTTCTACAGCAGCTATTTCGGCTTCTGCTGTTTTTTCTTCAATTAATTCAGTTACTTTTTCTTCATCAATCTCACTTAAACACGTAGGGCAAGTTCCGTGCAGTGCTTTCATCTTTAAAACAAAACTTTGAGCATCACTTACTGTTTTAGATAATTTTGCTACTTCTGCCTGATACTCTTCTACACCTTCTTCAGGTTTTTCAGGAAGAGGCAGTAATTTAATTTTAGACTGTAGTTGCTTATAAGTATTGTTTTGACTAATCTTTTTATTAGTAGACTCAATACTGTTTATACTAGAATCTAATGCGGTAGCTTCTGTTATTAGATTTGTGTCTAACTCAGGGGTTTCTACCGGCTCTTTTAATGTTAAATCAGTCTTCTCGTACTTATTTAACCAACTAGATACAGTATTAACTTGGGATTGCACTGCGGTAATATCTTTGGCTAATTGACTACTGACTTCTTTGAAAACTTCGGCTGCGCGAGTATACTTGCCTAAATTTAAAATTTCAATAAGAAACTTTTTACGAGCAGTATCAGGAGCTGTTAAAAACTCAAGGCTCGACGCATTTGATTGATAAACAATCTGTGCAAAACTTTTATGATCAAACCCTAATATGTCTTCGATCATTTTATAAGTAGCTGTTGCAGTATGTGCACTTATATCAACACCTTCTTTGAACAACTTAACAGTTTGAGCAGTACCACGACTAGACTTAATAGTATAATCTGTACCATCACGATTAAAATCTAATTCAATTGTATACGTTTTATCTTTTACATAGCGGTTAAGAATATCTGCTTTCTTAATACCTTTGCTATTCTTATTAAACAATACTTCTTCTAGTATAAGTGCAATGGAACTTTTACCGTGCCCATTGCGACCCACTAGTTGTGTTAGCGGGGCTGCAACAAAATCAATTTTATTGTCTTTTCCATAGCTAAAAGCATTATCCCATCGTAGTTGTTTTATAGTTATCATTTATGGCTAGTCTTTTCTTTAGTTCTTGTAAGCCACCAACATATTCACCATCAAGGAAAATTTGTGGAACGCTGCGAGCGTTAGGCACTTTTTCAATTAAATCTTTTTTAGTATATGTGCCAACACCAATCATACATTCGGTATATTCAATAGCATAAGAGGTTAACAAGCGTTTAGCTTCTTGGCAAGCTGGGCAGTTAGTTTGTGACCAAACTTCGGCTTTATTCTGATTCAATTTTGTCTGCATAATTTTGAAATTCCTTTAGTACATTTTCAATAGTATCTTCAGGCAACTCTAAGATATATGCAAGATACTCACGGATTTCTTCACTCATAGACATTTCTTTGTCTAAGATCAAGGCGGAGTCTGTGTCCCGCTTAATAACTTTGCGATCAATTAGATCTGAATCTTCAAGTTCGCCAAGCTCTTGCATATCTCCCTCAACCTGATAGATTGTGTGATCGTAGTCAGTTGGTGGTTTAGGGTCGTGTACAGCTACTGTACGACGAATAAGTTGTGGTAGTTGTAATTTACGCCATTCGTGTTCTAGACTATCGGTATCCAGTAAAACAACACCAGTATCCACATTGTGACGATGAAAGCTAGTAGTAACGGGACTTCCAGGATAGATAATATTTTTTTGAGAGTTTTCATAGCTGTGTAAGTCACCAGCAAGTACTACCTTCCAGCGAGCAAATAATTCTAAATCTAGTTCTGGCTTTACGTGCGGCGGAATTTCCCCGCGAGCATGAGTAAAGCAAATGTCGCCATACACTAGGTGAGGTGACTTTTCAAATTCTTTTAGTTTATTGTATGGAATAAAATCCATATTATCTAATGTATAGAAATCATCTATAATTTCTACTTTGGGATTTAACCGATTAGTAACTTGTTTTAGGTTAGTAAGGAAAGTTGTATCCTTTTTAACTGCTTCATGATTTCCAGCGTAAATAATTGTGGGAATCTTGCAAGCATTAACCAAATCAAAATATGTTTCTAGTTCTTCCATGTTAGGAAGTTTATCAAAAACATCTCCACCAATAACAAAAAGATCACACTCTGATTGTAAGTCATGAAGTTGTTGCCATAACATATCAAACCTATTTTTAGCCCACGAAATAGGTACGTTTTTCTGACCCAATTTAATATGGACGTCAGCTGTAAATAATACTTTCATATTGCCTTATGAGACAGAAAAGCCCGCTAAGCATTTAGTTTAGCGGGCTTTAGTTTTTAACCTAGTTCTTTGACTGCTTCTTGCTCTGAAGATTCGCCTTCGCCTTCTTCATCTTGCTGTGTAGTAATTTTATCCAACAAGGCTTTTACATCTGCTTCTGTAGGACGAGGAAATTTCTCATCAATATTTTTAGCAGTATCAGCCATAGCGCGCTCTTCAGGTGTCAGTGGGCGGGGTTTGCAACGCAAAACCTGCAAGGTATACTCAACATTAAAAGGCAGTGGGCCTGTCTTTACACGTTTAAATACAACATCCCAACCTGTATCATAGTCAGTAGGGTCTCCTAAATCTTCAGCCGCTGTAACGATTTGCTCAAATAATTTTTTCTTGAGATTAAGAGCAACAACTTTTTGCGACTTAGGGTCAATACAATTTACAGAATAGCTCCAAGAGCATTTTGACTCTGGAAAGTACTCAGTAACATGATCTTTTTCAATGTTATCAAACTTCTCCTTTTCACGACTAAATGCCAAACATTCAACTGGAATATCTTTGTTATTAGTGCCTTTCAGCCAATAAATGTATCGTGGAAGAACTCCGCCGATTAAGCGGACCGTATTTTCGCCATCTTTGTATTCGTAAGATTCGACTTTGTTTGATTGTGCTTTACCTTTGGTATTTTTAAAGCTAAGTGCCATTTTTATTTTTCCTCGTATTTGAAGTTAATTTTGTTTTCTGTTATTTTTAGTAGCGGATTTGATTTTATTGCGTTTAGGTCAATATCTGAATAGTAAGATAGGTCTAGATATGTATAACCGTAATGTTTATATATGGCGTAAGTTCTACGCCCCGCTAACCTTATGTATTGTGCTTTATGTACAATATCTGTAGTGGTATCAGTAAATAGAAGCGCAGGGTTTATTAGAAAACTATTGCCTTTTAAGTTAAAAATCGGTTTGATTTTACTGTATTGGTTTTTAGGAATAGATTTTCTAATAAAATGCAATCTTAAAGTTTCAACTAATTTTGTAGAGTCACAATGTGTACTGGACTCAAGCAATCCAAGGTTGAAGAAAAGGGTCATATACTGAAACTTAATAAATATTATACCATTTTGGATACCGTTTGACAAGTGAAATTTTATCTACGCTAACACTTTCCAGCCTTTGCGGAGATAAAGCCCTAACCTATCTGTGTTTTGCTTTTTATCTGCATATCCAGCAAACTGAATATCTACTATGATTGGGTCTAGTTTACCTTCATGCATCCGCATAATGCGACCAGCAATTTGTTCTAGTAAACTATCGTTTGACATGGGTACTGCTAATATCACGCAGCTAAGGATGTTGATTGAGATACCCTCTGAAAATATTTGCCTGCTTCCAGCAATGCACATTTTTTCTTTGGCAAGGATTTGAGCCTTGGCTTGCTGTCTATCTTCAAAACTGGTTCCCCCAGTAACCAACAAACACGTGTCACCAACATAATCTTTTACTTTCTCTAGGAATTCTACTCGATCAGCAATAACTAAAACGCTATGCCCTTCAGCAACGTGCATTTTAGCTATATCTGCAATAAATTGTCTGTATTTGTCATCTTGGGTAAGATCAGTGATCTTCTCTACCCAAGTAACATTAGGCTTAAGTGTTATTCCACTTTTAACCATATGAATAGTAGGCGGTATAGTATTAGATACTGGAGGTTTTAGTACTGTTGTACCAAAATAATCTTTAAATAAGATATGCTTACCATCTTTTCGTATCATAGTACCGCTAAGAGCTATTCTGTATCTAGCATGAAAACTATCAACTGTTGCTGCAAATGTTGTTGCAGGACAGTGATGTGCCTCATCTAATATTACTGTTCCGAACTCTTTGGCTAGTTCAGCTGTATGCTTAACTAAAGTCTGTATGTTTGCAACTGTAATAAAGTGGTCTTCGTAATCTAAATCACCACCCCCTATAATTCCACATTCGCAGCCAAACAATGTTTCAATTTCTTCAATCCATTGATCTCTGAGTGCGGCGGTGTGGGTGATAACCAAAGTTTTTTGTCCAAACTTTCGGGCAAGATGTAATGCCGTGAAAGTCTTACCCCAACCTGGTAAAGCATTTATAAAGCAAGTACCTTCTACTTCATTGTAGATTGTTTGTTGATCTTCATATAGCTCAAATTTAGGGACAGGATAAGGAACAGGAACTAAAACTCGTTTATCTATTATCTCGTAATCTTGTGGTATCAAATCTGTACGTCCTTGCGGAATAGAAAGAATACCTTTGATTAACGACTTATAGTTTTTAATTGTTTCTACACTAGCAAATTTCTTTGATCCAGTGTCTTTGTGTATTTTGTAGGTAAGAGACTTAATTATATGTTTAGTGTGCTCTACACCTGGATTATCTAAGTATATTCTGTTTGATATAACTGCTTTTGCCACTACACTAGTCTCCACGTATCTTTTTGCGGATATTCATAGTAGCCATAAAATAGGTAGCTATTATCCATGTATAAAACTCCTGCGTATTGGTGATAGCTTTCAGGCTGAATCATAGTTTTGAATCTATGAGCCACGCCTTCTAATTCTAATACACACCCTATGCCATCCGCAGGTAATACTTTACTAATCTTCTTTGTTGTCAGTTTGGCGCGTGTAGATTTTTTATGTTGAAAAACCTGTCCATGGCTGTCTATAAACCATGTTGTTGATTTTGCTAACTTAATAATATCTACAAGAAAGTATACTGCTGAACTTATAGGAAACAACGTTGCTTTACCTTGCAAAGCGAGCCTTCGTAAACCTAATGTTGGCTTATCTATTGACTTATCGTCTACAAACCTATAGTTTGTTGTGTGTTCAGCAGTATCCTTATCACTATATTCTGATTTATAGTATACTATGCCACCATCTTCTTCAGGTTGCTTTTCACCCAGCCTGAACACGGGAAATACGATCTCCTGTAGTTTCATAGTAACCTTCCCAATCACCAAAACTATAATCATGTCCTACATCTTGGTCAACCCCAATGGGAAACCCAGGTATACCACAACCCCAGTCATGTTGTGTATTGCGTTTTAACAACTCACAGTAGTCGTCCACATGGTCTTCTCGGACAATAGCCACGATCGAGTCATGTACGAGCATAAAGATTTTGGCATCAAGTTTGCGTGCTGTGATTTCATCAGCAGCTCGCATAGCTCCGAGCAAGTTAACATCACTTGCAAGGGACTGTACCTCGGCATTAATACCAGAACGTACTTCGTGGGCGGCAATACCTTTGTCTGAGCTAAAGACATTTGGTAAGCGACGTTTCCTACCAAAGAATGAGTATGTATATCCATTTTGTTCAATAAATGATTTGCGAGTATCTAACCAGCTTTTAAGTTTACTAAACTTCTTAAAGTATTGTTTAATATCTTCTCTAGCTCTATCAACTGGATATTCTTCACCAGTAGCTTTGGATACAGTTTGAGATACTTTATTAGCACCTGAGCCGTACAAAATACCAAAAGAGATAGCTTTAGCACTTTGACGCATATTTCCGTATTTCTTTTTAACGTCTTCAACATCACAAGGCAAATCAAATACCATTTTAGCAATCGTTGAGTGGAAATCTCCACCACTAGAGAACACTTCTTGCAGTTTCTTGTCGCCTGACAACACAGCTGCATAATACATCTCTGCTGTAGTCAAGTCTTGCGAAACGATCTTAAAACCCGCTGGAGCTTTGATGCAACCTTTGATAATAGGATTGTCGCGAGGTATTTGCTGAGCGTTGAACTTCCCAGAACTACTAAGCCTACCGCTAGTAGTAAATATAAGATTAAAATTTGTACGTATG